CATTAGGTATGACTTTATCTAATACCTTCGATACTGGTTTGAATATTTTTTTAAAAAATCCCATAGTTTCTCTTTATATTATACAATGAAAGCAAGTTCGCAAAGCTTGTAAAAAGGCGAATGTATTACAATTTACAAGGTTTTTATTCATTCGTCAACTTCCTTAAAATATATTAGTTTGACCACCTAGTGGTATGCTTTGTACCTTAATATGAACACTTCTAGATATATCTTCCTGTTTAGTGTCTGTATTAGGGTTATCTATGTCTTGTTTTGCTTCTTCGTCTGATCCATACTCTTGGCCTGTTGTCATATGTTTTACAGTAACCTCAACTCTAGGTTTATAAACTGTTACTTCAACGCCATCAATGGTTTGTTTTTCAAACGATTCTTCTTGTTCTACAAACATTATCTGTCCTCCCTGTTTATTTCTAATATTGATGCTACAACATGCAGACGATTAGCATCTGCAGCAGTAGCTGTTAATATTTCACTTTCTTGTAATATTAATGGTTCACTTAACAACTGTTCTGTTGCATGTCCTGCTACAGTTTTTACATCAAACAACACAAAAATATTACTAGAGGCATCTGTCAGTGTAAGAGTGATCGTACTACCATTATTACTATCATCACAAACTAATATTGATTTTACAATTGCTCTTGAGTTTGACGGTGTAGAATACAAAACCGTTGCATCAGTGGTTGTTAAATCTAGTTTTGAATTTTTATATATATTTGCCATTATCCTAATCCTAACCAGGTAAATCTTTCCTGGTCTTCTTTTTGTTGTGTTAGATATGTTGAGTTCAATTGTTCAATAATATTAGTTAATGCTTTGTTAATTTGTCTTTGGTTATCTTCACTATATTCTTTTTTAGGTTCTGGTAATCTTACTACTACTTTTGTCATTATCCTCTTCTTCCGTCTGGTTGTAAATCTACTTGAAACGTACCAAATCTCCACGATTCGCCGGCCGCTGTGTTTTCTATTTTAATACTTGCATAACGTCCTCTGGCCCTAGTGTCAACTTTTGTTGTGCTTGATGTAATAGTAAAAGGACTCAATGCACTGGTAACAGAATTATCTGCAGGGAAATCTTTTACTGATATAGTCACTTGGTTATTGCCTACTAAAGTTTTAAAGTTTGGTAAAAATCTTCTCATAGCCAAAAATACTTCACTTTGATCTTGTTGTAAAGAAAAGCTAAAAGACTCTATAAAAGATGTTAAAATAGTAGTGCTTCCGTCTGGATTAATTTGATCATTCCCTGTTTCGTGTTCAAACAATACCGTTTGACCTAAACCACTTTGACCTAGAACTTCTGGAAAACTACCATTGTTTGAATTATTGTAAGCTGTAGCATAAGGTTTAGGATATACAAGAGAATCAATCCAAGTGGTTCTAATAGAATTAGTATTAATACCTGTATACCAATTACCCATGGGTAATTGTGCATTATTTTGACCGTAGTTATAAACTACATATCTATTATTAAAATCAGATCCTTGTGTCGGATACCACCAAACAACTTCTGTAAACAAGTTATTAATACCTGCACAAATTTGTTGACCTTTTGTAGTATCACAGTCATCATAAATATAATCTTCAACACTACAAGGTAGCGTATTTACTGTACCATCAAAAGAGAAGAAACCATTATTACCCATCCAATATGCAACACCGTCAATTTCAATTGCTGCATTCTTACCAATCAATCCACAGTTAGTACCAACTTGCTCAAAGCCAAATGTAAAAGGTGCACCCACAAATTTCATTGTATACAATGCATTATCTGTCCACACTAGAATGTTTTCTTTTGCAACCAAACCTCCCATAATTTTTGTACCATCTTGTAATCTTTGTGTACCTGCAGTGTTAGTCGCTTCTGGTGTGTATTCATTTATTTTTTCGTTTGTAGAAAATCTTATAAACATATCATCTTGTGTAGTTGGATCTCCAATAGTTGTTTCGGTTCCAAGATGAATTAAGTGACGTGTAGTTGGAGAAATTAAAGTTGTTCTTGTTGCGGTTGGATTATTTGTAGTTAAAAAACTAGAAGTTGATGTTGATGCTCTCGTGGTTAATCTTGCTGCAATATCAGAGTTCCATGTAAAAGTTTTACCATTACCAATAGTTGCAACTAATACATCACCAAAGTTACTTAAGGACCAAAGACCAGGTTCAAGAATTATTGTTCCAGCATCTACTGCACTTCCATATCCAGAAAATTTTGTAGCATCGGTAACTGGATCACTACTTGAATGTGCTTGACCATTTGAAGTTCCAAAAGTTGCAGTTCCAAAAGCTCCTCTAGTAATACCTGTTAAAGTATTTGTACCTTTTCCAGTGTAAGTAATTAATTCATTGCCGACTGCTATAGTTCCTGTTGTTGGAAAACCTGTGTTTGATGTAACATTAATAACGCTTCCCGATCCACCTGTACCATTAGTGTCTGCAAGCAACGCTCCGTTTAAAGTAGTTTGTTGAGCGCCTTGAACAGTACCACCATATTGACCAATACCAAAACCGTAACCATAAGATTGTGCGGCAGGACCAACAGGTTCATAAGGAATTACACTACATGCACCACCACCTGCAGCGCCAGTTGTAGTTTGCGTTCCTGTTATGATTGCAATTAAAGATGATGTAACTCTAGTTACTTGAAATAGTTTATCTTCGAAAGCAGCGTCTGTTAAACCAATACCACTTGGAACAGTCACGTTATCTAATAAGATAATATCACCTGATTGTAAATTATGATTAGATGAAAATGTTAAAGATACTTCTTGTGTTGCATCTTGAGCAGACATAACAACACTTGAGATTGTAGATTTTATAGGTGTAATATCATGAAGTTGTCCTTCAAAATATATAAGTAAAAATTTATCTGTTCCTATTGCAACGTATCTGTTTCCTTCTTTATCAACAAAAGCATGTTGTTTTCTAGCTACACCTACAATAGTATCTGTTAAAAGAGATTGCCAGCCACCTACTTTTTCTGGTAAGCCATATCTAAACCTAACATTATCTGAATCTACCCAACGACCTTCTGCTCCAACAGCAGTATCTTGTTTGTCAATTCCAGGAGCAAACTTAATTTTCGTAAGCATCTGTTACTCCTATGTTGTTTGGTTGTATACGTATTGCCAACCTTTGGTTGCGTTAGTGTAGTAAAGTTTAATCGATTGATTATTAGTACTTAAAGTTAAGTTAGAAGCAGCACCTCTAATAGGTTGGCTATTTCTATTTACTGTAACATTGTTAGAACCAAATCCCCCAGCAGCCGAAACATCCATAATAGTAACCACATCGCCAGCACTAGGTGAGGCAGGTAATGTAATTGTAACAGGGTTATTTTGTGTATCTATTAATAATACATCACCACTTACAGCAGTATAAGCTGTAATAGAAGATGAGTTAATAGCTAAATGTCCTTCTTGTCTTAAGGCTAAAGCTGTATTTGTACCATCTGATCTTACTATTAATGTTGATCCTACGGGCACTGGAACTGGACTCGATGATCCAGCTGTTTTAATATTTAATGTAAATTTACTTGCTGTAGTTCTATCTGTTGCATCTTCTATAATATATATTCTAGTTGCTGCACCACCTGTTGTTGATGCAGGTATAATTAAACTAATGTTGGCAGTCATTGTGCCAGTTAATTTTAAATAAAGATTCTTACCATTCGCGGTCGCCGATCCGTCAGCTAAACTTAAAGTAACATCAGAACCTGATGTCATTGCCACTTCTACATAACCGGATGCTGCGGCTTGTAATATTTGTAAATTAGTATTAGTAATTGCACCCCATAGACCAGCTTTTTCACCGGTTGCGACTAGTTCTAATGATAAATCTGTTGAAAAAGTTGATGCCATATTAATAAGGTTTTATTGGTGTCCACACCATTGTTGCTCCTGGTATAATTTCATTCCAAGTTATAACTCCTGCGTTTCCTGTTGCTAACGTTAATGGAACTTTAAGGTTCGTTACATTAGCTGTACCTGTTATTGTAACAGTTCCAGTCTTAATAGTCAACGCG